ATCTAAGTGATGTTTAACTACGACATTTTTATCATGTTTAAAATACTTGTCAATTGTTTTCCAAGAAATGTTATTTGTATTCATATATTATATCATGAGCATTTTTTTTAAAATTTATTTTAAAAGATAATATATAAATTATTGTCTTTTAATTAAAAATTATTGTAATCTTTGGAGAGATATAATAACCAACCCAATTAATACAAACATAGCTATTATTGGTAATAAAACTAATAACCATGAAATAGATTTGTATCCTCTAGCACACAATTTTTGTAAAATCCAAGTTACAATAATGATATAGAAAATTTTAAAAATGAAAACTGACATATTATTACATGGTAAATTTGTATTGTATTTACCAATGCAATATTTGTTCTCTTGACCTATATTTTGAAACAATATACCTAAAATACTTAATGTTGAAATACCTAAATATATTTGTGCTGGCAAACAAATTTTATTAATAGTCTTAAACAAATCAGACATTCTATAGTAATTAAAGAAAAAATTAATTTATTACATAAGTAGAATTTTTAATTTACAACATCTTCATTAAATTTTAATTCATTTGCGATTGTTGCATCAGCCTTTCTAAATTCATCAAAGTAATCAATAGGGTGCATCGTTGGGCTTTTACTATTTGCTATAGGTTGTTTTAATACATTACTTGTAGTTTCATGGTTATCACCAATCCATGTATTTTTAGCATTATAAAGGTTGCTTAATCCATCATTATATATTTCTTTTGGTAAAGTCAAGCCTAAATCTTGCCATAAACCACCACCTCTCATATTAACAGCTTGTGGTTGTCTACTTAACATAGCGTAAGGTAATCTACCTATTGGTTCTGAAGGATTATAATGACCATTACCTAAACTAGACGCAGCCTTTCCAACAAAAGGATTTTGACATCCACACCCACCTCCTTTCTGTTTTTTGCGTCTTTTTGTTTTTCTCTTTGTTTTTCTCTTTTTTCTTCTCTTTTTCTTAAAAAGAGATTTTCTAGACTTTCTCCTTCTTTTTTTAGTTCTTCTTCTTCTAGTTTTTTTACCACCTTTGTTATTGAGACGTTTAATATTTTTACTTTTTTTAGCATTCTTTTTTAATGCGTTTATTCTAGGATGAATAGCTTTATTATTAGTCATATAAATTATATAAAGATTTAAAAAAAATTAAATAATTAAATAAATATTTTATTCAATATCAACGTGTGTTAACATGTGTCTTCTACAACAAATTTTTGTAAGACCTAAATCGTCTAAACATTTTCCTTCAGGAGTTTTTTTGATATTATCTAATGTTAAATAAATAACATCTTCAACGCTCATATTTTTCTTTATCTTTTCCTCCCGAACTTTCATTTTGTAATATAAGTATTTATTTCCTAAAACTTTTCCGCACGTGAAGCACTTAACTGGTATTATCATATTTTATATAATATAAATATGATAATATTAAATCAATTTTTATATAATCATTCCTAAAATATAAAATAAATTACCTTAAATTAGAGAAACATTGAACATCTCTTTGTTGGATATAATTTAACATACCTTCTTTAGTTTTTAAATCATTTAATCCCAAATAATTTGTATCTATTACATTACCTAATGAGTCTAATCTTCTACCAGAACTATCTACCATATATCCACTTTTTTCTTTTCCACTCCATTCTGTTACTTCAATACCAATATTTTTTTGTAAAATTATTTCTTTTTTCTTTGGCATTTTCCATTCAAAAGCCCAAGTCCAAGCCATAACCAGGAAAATAATAATAGTCGTCATAATTATTTGGTCTAAATTTTTAAATAAAAAATCTAGTGAATTCATTAAAAAATCATAATTCATTTCAATTGTTTTATCAATAGCACTGCCTCTCATATAATTTATGTAAATAGAAAAAAATTACACACATTCCATTACTTTATATCCATTTGTAGTTTTTTTTCTAATTAATTCTCTATTACTATTCGTTTCCTTTCCATTACACAATTTACATATATTCATAAGATTTGCTTTATGGTTTTTATTAAACACTAAATTTTCTGATTTTATTATTTTATCTGAATTAGCTCTGTTTTGCGGTATCATATGATGAACATCTTCAGAATAGTTAATTCCACATAGTTCACATAAGATTTTTTTAACAAAATTAGAATTGTATTTTTTGGCAACTTTATTATTCATAACATTATCTTCACAATTTTTAAAATTTAAATTCAAAGAATATGCATAATTTATAAATTCTTCAGGTAATCCTAAAGATTTACATACAATTAAACCATAATTGTTATTACCAGGACCATCTTTTAATGTTCTATTATAAATAAGTGTATTATTATCAAATTCAATAGACATATGTTTCATAACTAAAGTTGACAATTCCTGTATTTGTTTCATTTTTGTTATTTCATGAAAATGAGTAGCAAATATATGTGAACACTTCTTTTTATTTAAACTTACTAGTCCAGATATAAAAATTCTAATAGCTGAATTAAATTCGGTTCCTCTACATAATTCATCTCCTAAAATTAGACTGTTTTCATCAGCTTTTAATATGGATTTTAATTCACTCATTTCAACAGCAAAAGAACTTAATCCTTTAAATATATCATCATTTCCCAAAATCCTAGTGTATAATGATTTATAAGGTTTGTAATTAAAACTGTTACAAGGTACATACATACCTGATTGTGCCATAATAATGGCAATTCCAATAGATTTAATTAAACTACTTTTTCCGACAGCATTTGTACCATATAATAAAATACCATCTTCATTTTTACCCAATTTTATATCATTTGGAACATAAATTTCATTTTGTTGAATATGTTCAATTAAGACATGTCTTAATTTTTCTGCTTGAAAGAAAGATTTTGTATGTGTAGTAATTTGAGGCTTACAATAATTATATTTAACAGATAATTCTGCTTTTGTAAAAAGAACATCTGTATATTTTATAAAATTACTTAATGTTTCTATTTGTTTTGAAAATTGTAATAAATTATCAGTATATAAATTAAAACAAGTCTTTACACGTTTTTTTATTTCTTCTTTTCCATTAAATATTTTTTCATATAATTTATCTAAAAATGGAGAAGTAATTTTACAATTATTTTTTGTAGATTTTTCATATTTTATAGTATTTAAATCAAGTTGAAAAGTTAAATCACTACCCATATATTTATATTGAATGTTAACTTTCTTATTATGTTTAAATTCACTTTGTATACCTTTACATCTCCTATTTGTTGATTCCAAATAAGGATAAGTAGTTTCTTTAATTGATAGTTTTACACCATTTTTATTTTTTTTTTCAAATCCAGATAAAATACTATTAAACCATTTTTGTATAGCATCTATTTTAATTTTACTTTTTTCAAATGCAGCTATCGCATCATCAACTTCTTGATATATTCCATGTTTAAATATATTTTCATCTATACTTTTTGTATTTATAGAACAAATTGTATCAATGATTAATTTATTATTAATCTCATTTTCTAATTGTGTAATATATGTATGTATATTTAACTCATCAACTTGTAAATGACTACATAAATATGAAATAAGTGTAGAATCTTTTTCTATAAGTTTATAAATTTGTTTAACATAATTTAAACTTGAATAAAAAATATAAATATCAGATGGAGTTACTATATTTAAAATGATTTTTCTATAAAATTTTTCAATATCACATATATTTTTAAATAAAGATAAACTTTCAGTTCTAATATAATTTTTATTATTTAATACATGTTCAATAGTATCATATTCTAATTGCAAATTTTTTTCATTAGTTGTTGGATGTAATAAATGATAATTAAATAATCTCTTTCCCATAATAGTTTTACAATTATTTAAAAAACTCAATACACAAGATAATTTTGTTTGGTTATTATTATCTTTTATAATATTTAATTGTTTTAAAGAGTGATTGGCCAAGATTAGTGTATCTTTGTTGTTATCAAAAAGAGGAATCTTTATATTTTTAACAAGATTTTTCTGATGTTTATAAACAAAATTTAATAAGAAACAAAAACTGGATGTAGCATACTCATATGGTGCAAAATGAGCATAAAAAAAGTCACTATCATTAATATTATAGAATTTTTCAAAAAGTTCTATTTGGTATTTTTGTTTGTTACAGTTTTTTATTTCATTATGAAAACTATTAGAAGAATCATTAATGTGTATAGTGTGTATGACATTACATTTAATAGAGCTATATGTAATCATATTTTTTAAGTTTTTTTCATCATCAAAATTATGAATAATAATAATTTCAGAAGGATTGTAAATAGAATAAAATCTTTCTATTTCATCATAATTAATTGACTCATTAAAATATTCCGTATGATATTCATAATAAATAGTTTCACCTGTAATAACATCAATTATACTTAAACCACATGAAATTCTAGGGTTTTTGGTTAATAAAGTTTTTGACATGCATTGTAAATACACACACATAATATTATTACTGATATTGTCATCGCAAATAAAATTTGTACCAGGTGAAAATACAGCAAATTCTTCTCTAATATCCTTAATTTTTTCATCTTGTTTCCATAAAGCAACTGTATAACCACGATCATTAAGTTTTTTTATTTTTCCTTCAATAGAACCTGACGTTGGACTACCAGCCATAACTACAGTATAGTTTTTATCATATTTAAGTGGAATTTTACCATTGTTTGTTTTAACTTGTTTGTCTTTAACAGCATAATCTGTTACTCTTCCATATGTTTCAATATTTGGATCTAAAACACCCGTTTTTATGCATTTTAATCCATATACTTCATAGAACCCACCACATTGCCAAAGCAATACAATATTTTCTCCATATTGTTTTTTATAATTTTCATAAACTTGAAAATATTTTTGTATCATTTTAGCTTTTGATATTTTTGGCATGTTATATATTTTCTTTAAAAATTTTTATATTGTTTATAAAAATGTTTAAGCCTCATTATTAATGTAGTTATGTATTAAATTTTCCGCATTTTTGTTGTATATATTACCTGAAAGAAATGCATTTTCAAAAGTTTCTCTTAAAACACTTTCTGGTGCATTACTACCAATTTTGATTAAATTATGTATTCTTAAGTATTGTTTAATTTCAGACAAGCCTTTTTTCTTAAGTTTTAAAGTATCATTTTTAATTTTTTTTCTAGTTTTTCTATTTTTTATTAATACAGAAACTTTACCTTTATTTTTTCCTAATATTAATTTTCTTTTTAATGTTTTTGTTTTTTTAAATCTTTTGGGGTTTTCGGGTTTTACATCAGGGTTAATTTTTTGTTTAATTTCTTGTAGTTTATTTTGTCTTTCAGTAACAAACAAAGGTTTATCAGTAGGTAATGGTTCAAAATTAAACTTTATTTTGGGTATATTATTATTACCTTTTTTCATAGTTTTTCTATATTCAGAATATAGTGGTTTACTACCTCCTTTTAAAATACCATATAGTGGTGGAGGAGTCTTATATGAATTATCATGTAAAGAAGGTGTTGGTAAAGAAGGTGTTGGTAAAGAAGGTGTTGGCAAAGAAGGTGTTAAAGAAGGTTTATTCTTTAATGTTTTTCTCTTTTTTTTATTTTCTGAAACTTTATTTAAATATAATAATGAATCTTGAAAAGAATCACTAAAATCTTCTATTATTTCGTTATTTTCACTTAGTGATTTTTCCTTTAGTTGTTGATGTCTTTTTATTTTTTCTAAAAGCTCTCTCTTCACTTTATTAGGCTTAAATAAACTTTCTAATGTTTTATTTCTTTTCTTTTTTCCTTTTTTTTTTTGCTTTCCACCAATCATTAAGTGTATAGGTTTAATATTAATTTTCTTTTTTAATGACATTATTATTAATAAAGAAAAATAAGACAGGTAAATAACTTATAAATACATATTTGTAAATACACTAGTATTTTTTCTATTTTTAACTTCATCATTTTCAATAAATTTTTTGAATCCATTATCTAAGTCTTTAATGTTTATTTTTCGTTTAAATGAATCTTCTTTACAAAAAACTCTTCTACTATGACAAATTTTTGTCTTTGCTAATAAAGTTTCAATATCTCTACCAAAATATTTAAAATAATCCATTTTATTTTCAAACCACTTATCTTCAACATCTTCATTAAATGACCATCCTATATCTAAAACCTTTTTATGAAAAATTTGATTTAACTCTTTTGCATTATAATTATCAGTATTAAATCTCCAAGTAAATCTTGATTCAAGTCCGGAATTATAAGCAAAAAAGCAATCTTTTAATTCTTTTTCATATCCAGCAATAATAACCATTAAATCACTTTTATGAAAACTTAGAGCTTCACATAAAGTGTCAATACATTCTTTCGCAAATGAATCACGTTTTTCACTATTACCTAAAGCATATGCTTCATCAATAAATAAACATCCCCCTAAACAACTTTTTATAACATCTTGTGTTTTTAAAGCTGTTTGACCCAAATATCCTGCAATAAGTTCAGAACGTGTTACTTTTTTAAATATTCTATTTTTTAATATCCCTAAATTAGAAAATACATCGCCAAGTATATTAGCTATTTCAGTCTTACCTGTGCCTGGTGGTCCATAAATTACAGTATGCATAAAATCAATATTATTACTATAAGAACTTTTATGTAAATCTTGTACAAAATATAAAATTTGGTCAACAATAGAAGATTTTAAATCATTCATACCAACCATATTATTTAAATTATTTAATGGTCCTTTTATATTGTGTAAAGCTTGCATATTGATATTGTATGTTACATCAAATTTTAAAGGATTTTCTTTAATTATATCTAATAAATCATTAATATTATTAATTTCAACATCAATATTTACATTTATTTTTTTAACAGCAATGGGTTTAGGTATATTATAAACATGTGTTTCAAAGGGATTAATAATTTTTCCATTTAATTTATTATTATAAATATTATCATATTGTAAATTTATACTTTTAATATAAGAATCTATAGACATTTTATCATTTTTTTTATCTTCTAACATAAATTTAATTTTGTTTTTTTCGTTTTCAGCTTTATCCAATAATTCTTTTAGTTTCATATCTAAATATAAGTTTGTATTGTTTAAATAATTTTTATTTTTCTTTGTAAAAACTTTATGAAACTTCCGGTTTCTACATACATGTAATGGTTTTTTATGAAATAAATTAAAATTATTATTAGAT